TTGAGCACAAGAAACCAAAACATATTATACTCGAAAATGTACGAGGCTTACTTTCTCATGAGTCTGGAAGAACTTTCCAGACAATCCTTAGGGTTCTCTCCGACCTTGGGTATATGGTGCAATGGGAACTACTTAATAGTAAGAACTACGGAGTCCCACAGAATAGGGAGCGATTGTATATTATCGGACATCTTGGAGGAGGAAGTGGACGAGAAGTATTACCTATCAGGCAAGTCGTTCAAGAGAATAATAGAGAGAACAAACCGATAGAGCTCACTAAGAACGTAGCTCAAGCATATCGTGTCTATGATCAAGACGGAATATCTACAACATTAAAGTCTGAAGGTGGTGGTATAGGTGCTAAGACTGGTCTTTATAATGTAGGTGCTAGGTTTAGAAAAGGAGAAGTGATATTAAGTGATACATCTACTTGCCTCGATGCTAACTATTATAAAGGATTTGATAATATGGGACAGAGAACTGGTGCTACCAAAATAAAAGTAAAAGAGGCTACTAAGAAAGGCTATGCTTTAGCTGAAGAAGGAGACTCTATAAACCTATCTGTACCTAGCTCAAAGACTAGAAGAGGTAGGGTAGGTAGAAAAGTGGCACAAACACTAGATACAAATATGAAGCAGTACACACTACAGAAATCAAACATTAGAAGGCTTACTCCACTTGAATGTGAGAGGCTGCAAGGCTTTCCAGATGGTTGGACAGAGGGATTGTCTGATACGCAAAGATATAAAGCCCTTGGAAACGCAGTTACAACTAACGTAGTTTATGAAGTAGTAAAAAGGATATATTTATGAAATTTAAAATGGTAGAAGATTTAGAATCTTTACTCATAGAGAAAGGTGACGGTAACACACAAGAAGATATAGATAATTTCATTAGATTTATATGGACTCAAGCAGAGAAGAGAGGTCTAATGGTAAAATTTAGAGAGGATAATAATGAAGGTAGAAAAGTGGGTAGAAATAGAGAATCAAATGTGCAGTCTAATGGGATGGAAGAGAGGGATTGATGAGATGGTTGAGGCAAAGATTGAAGTCTCGCCAGGCACTCCGATCTACGAACTCTCTGGAAGAGAAGATAAATTACTATTGTTTAAACTTAGAAAAAGATATGAAAGGTTTAGAGACTCAACAAATAAAAGATTCTATGGATATGAAGAATCATCTTTTTGAGGAGCTAAGAGAATTGGTGGAGAGATATTAAATAATAGACTTAATTAACATGGGTATAAATTATAAAATACTTGGTTAGTTAGGTTGGCATTTAATCTTGGATTGGCGTCTTCTCTCCGCCATAAAAATTATGAAAAACAAAAAAAAGAAACCAACAATAAAAGAGCTGCAAGCAGATATGCAGACTATTTTTAATGTACTCAGTTCTATAAACTATACAACAGATACGTTAAGAATATTAATAGAAAACTATTTAGAAATGAAAAAAGAAACAGAGAAACTGGCTAAATTTATGGAAGCCAAAACGGAGAAAATGAAAAATGAAATCGCAGAAGATACACCGATGGCTGAGTCAAAGAATAGCGAAAAACCTACCTAAGAATTGTTCGTGGTGCGAGAGAAGTGATAGTGAAAGATGGGTTCCACTACTTCTCTGTGATAATAACTTTATTCATAATAGAAAACATTTTATATTATGCGGAGATTGTTATAGCTACTATGATAGAGCTGAGGCTGATTATAGATTTTGGATAGAAAGAAATATGAAGTTAAGCAGCGCTTGTCTATGTGGAGGTATTTATAATGGCTAGTAAGAGTAAGCAAAAGGGAAACAGATTTGAAAGAGAATGCGTTGATATCGCTAATCAGATGGAATTAAATTCAAAGCGAGCATGGGGCTCGGATGGAAGGTCTATGGGACAAAATGAGCAAGTAGACTTGATGATTAACGAATACAAAGCACAATGTAAAGTAAGAAAGAGGGTAGCAAAATGGCTGAAACCCACACAGGAAGTAGACATACAGCTGGTAAAAGAAGACAGAGGGCAGATATACGTGATCCAGAGGTACGAAGAATGGTTAGAGATGGTGAAATCTCTTTCTCTTCAAAACTCAAAAGAGTAAGAGAGACTAGGGCTAACTACGCAGACTATAGTAGAGATGCTATGGTAAAGCATTACGCAGAAATCGAAACTCTTCTAAATTATTTCGATGATGAGTGGTTTGATTTTAAGGGCTTACAAGCATACAATAAATCAAAGGCACCAAGAAAACTGTTAAATACAACATTGGTAAACAAACCTTTTAGATGTATGGAATGCAAAAGAGAGTACCATCTATATAAAGAGTGGACTGGCGAGATTAAATCTGAGTACCTGGATAGAGATGTATTTTGTAATATACCATTAGACAATAAGGAGTGCATGGCTTGCCTAGAAAAACAGAAAAGTGCCCTACCTGCGGAACAACAGTAAAGAAACAAAAGCATACGCAGCAAATACAAAATATGAGAATGGCTTATAGTAAAGAATGTTTGAATTTAATAGACCACGCCATAAAAGAGATTGATCAATATAGAAATATAAAATTCTCTGAAACTGATATATACGGGTTTCTTAGTCAGATAAAAAATTGTGATGGAGATATGGTAGTGATGGCTATTAATAACTTTATTAAAGCAAATTCTCCACAAGAAGGTAAAGGTCTCAAGTACCTTGCCGCTATAATTAATAACAACAACTCTAGTAAGACAGCTAAGAAGAGACACGAGTTTGTTACGATGGATAGAATACCACCTAAAATAGATTAAGGAGCAAAGCATGAGTAAAATTTGGGACTTAGTACAAGAGGTAGCAGATAGAATGGCTATCGATTTACACAAGATAGATTTCTTAGAGCTTACATTAGAGCAGCAAATGGAATTGATATCGATGGCTGAAAATGAGGTTTTAGGGATATAAAAAAGAGGATATATGCACAACACAGAAACAGAAGAGTCTTTGTTATGTTGTCTGATTAATAAACCAGAGAACATAGTTAAAGTATCCAAGTGGATTGAAGAAGACGATGTATTTTATAGTAGCTTCAATAGGGATATATGGAGAACGATAAAGAAGATGGATAAGAATGGAGATGTAATAGATGTAGTCTCTATTATACATAAGTTCCCATCTAAGAAGCATGGTAATAAAGAAATATCCTATACCATAAGTGGAATCTTTACTAAAGAACCTACCTATACTCAAGCTGAGCATTACGCTAGGCTACTGCACGAACATTGGCTTCGGAGAAAGATGGTAGTTCACTCTCATGAACTTATAAAAACTGCAGAAGATAATTCAATAGACCTTAATTCTCTAATCAACAAGCTGAATAACGACTCTTCAAATCTTATAGGATTAAGACCTTCTAATAATGATTTTGATATAGATGAAGTTCTTAATGAGACTAATGATTCTATATTTAATAGTAGAGGTATTATAAAGACTGGCTTGGAGAAGCTAGATACTGTAATACACGGAATGACTAGAGGAGAAATAACAATTATAGCTGGCAGACCAGCGAATGGAAAGACAACTGTAGCTGCAAACATAGCTAGGCAGTTAGTTTTGTCTGGTAAGAAAGTTATAATGTTCAATAGAGAGATGCCAAATACAGAGATGATGAAGAAGTTTATTGCTATGGAATCAGATAGTTTATCATACAAAGGACTTAGACACGGAACTAAAGAAGCTATGCCAGAGATACATAGAGCAATGGATTACATAAAGAAAAACTATAAAGATAAATTATTTATGTATGATGCTATTAGGGATATGCAAGAAACATTTAACGAGATAAAAAGAATTAAACCAGATGTTGTGATAGATGACCATATAGGGCTAATAGAATACCCATCTAGAGACAACAGAGACTTAAGACACAAGATACGTGAAACAACTATGCGATATAAGTGGCTCGCCAAAGGCGATGATATGTGCGTAATCTTAGTTTCACAGCTTAATAGAAACATAGAACATAGGATAGATGCAACGCCAAGATTGTCAGACCTAGCGGAGTCTGGATCACTCGAACAAGATGCGGAAATGGTAGTGTTCACGCACTATCCCTATGTTTCTAGATATGGAGAAGAAGATTCTAATGGTAGGATATGGATGCCGAATGAGATTATGTTGATAGTGTCTAAGAATAGATATGGTACACCTGGTTCAGTAGAGATGGGATATTCTGGAGATAGCTGTAAGCTATTCAATACAATAATCGAAGCGAATGAGCACGAGAAGAATAAAAATTTACAAATAAAAGAGGAAATTAACTTTGCGTAGTTTAGTTGTAAAGTCTATAATACACTCTTACGGTATATACCCTACTGTAGTAATGGATAAAGACTTAGATGTTAAGGCGATGTATATTCCAGAAGAAGATAAAATAATTATTAAAGATTTAGAATTAAAATCTGGAGATGCAAAAGATTTTATGCTTACTATTCTTCACGAATGCAAACACGCTTTAGATGCTAGAAGAATAGGTGTTAAAAAGTTTATAAGAAAATATTGTCAAGCTGGTACTATGGCAGTACATTGCGGCAAAGACCCTTATGCGAATAATAAGTGGGAGATAAAGGCAGATAAGTGGGCTGAAAAAGAGTTTTATAATAATTGGAGAAGTGATGATAGTAGTGAAAAAGACAAAAAATAAACCATTATCTAAGATGTTATCTGAGTTTAAAAAGAAGGTTAGAGAAAGTAGTATACTACTAGAGCTGGAAGAGCGAAGATTTTATACTAAGCCCTCCCAGCTTAGGAGGGAGAGAGAGAAAAAACTTGCGAGAGCTAGAAAGAAATAAGTTTTATTCCGTGTGTGTGCGCCAGGGGTACGGTTTTGCTCGTTCCGTGCCCCTAAATTTTATCTAGGAGCAACAGGCTCCTGCATTCTTAATATCTCCATAAGAGTATTTATATCCATTCTACCTACACCAGAAGTATCTTGAGGTAATGGCTCTTGCGTTCTCATTAACATTTGTAAAGTCATAGGACTATCCACCTCACCAACAGTTCCTCCGCCATATGTTCCCATATCCTGCTTCTTAGTTGGTTCTACCATATTAAGTAGTTGCTGCAAAACATCCATATTCATTCTTCCTATATTAGATGGAATTATATTAGCATTACCAACATCAACATTAGTATTGTCTCTTTTTGTAGATGAAATAAATTCAGCTATATTAGCCTCTCTCATTATGTCATCTATAGATTTATTGTTGTGCATTTTCTTTTTCCTTCTGCAGCTTTTTCATTAATCTCTTACGAGTTTTATTTTCTACTGCTAATTTTCTACGCTTTCGCTTTCTCTCTTTTGCTTTTTTATTCGGCATTACTTATTCTTGCCTGTATAATATATATTTCGTTTAATAAGCTCTGAAGGATTCATCGACGAAGTTTTCCAGTATATTGATTGACCTTCTTTT